CCAACGGGAACGATAATATCATCCCCGAAGACCGAGATGCCATCAACCTCATTCCTGAGATTGTGGTTCTCGAAAAGAGGCTTATCACCTATAAGGTCAAGGGAATCACACACTGATAGCGCTAGAGCATAAAAGATTAAGCTCTCGAGCTCAAAAGTGTATGCGTTACCCATGGAGCTGAATTTCTCCAGCACCAGGGTCCCACCCGGGACCTCAACGCTCTCCGAACGGAAGCGGTCCAAGAGTTCGAACCACCCGCTCGGTAAGAGCGACATAACCAGAGCGTAAGATACAGTATCAGAGGCGCTTGAGAGATCCACGGTGGCAAGACTGCCATCGCAAGACCCCGCAAGCGCATAACGCTGATTCACGCTCTGATCACGGAGGTTAACGCCAAACAGACCGAGCCTTTTCTTCATGTAGCTCCCAATACCCTTCTGCCCAATGGCATTTAGGGAGGGTTCTACACAGATGGTCCGATCAGTCTTAGACGTCTTTGGCACAAAGTCAAGTTTAGCAGGGCGCACTTCAACGTTAACCCGCCAAGTATCTTCATGATACTCAGTGGCAACGCGTTCGCACCAGAGGGGAAACTCCTCTAAGAATTCCCCCAACCCCGCTACTAGACTCTGACTACACTGCATTGGCGCTGCGAGCTTCGTTCTGAAACTCGCTACACGCCCAGCGACGTTTGTCGATGCACCCGGTCCAAAAAGGAAAGGCAGATCCGCGTAAGAAGGTACTGGGCCTAAGATAGCAGCGATTATTCGCTGAGCGGTGTGAAGTACACCCCCAACGTCCCACTTGGGACGCTGCGTCCAAAGCCTTTCGTTCGTTTCGCGGCACTTCCTCTCAGCAGCAATAAACTTCTTCGTCGCTTCAGCTTGCCTGTCATACCCTAAGTCAAGAAAACCCTGTTTTTCAACAAGGGCCTTGATCTGTCGGGCATACAAGTAGTCCTGAACCGAAGATTCATCGTCAACCGTGGGTATGTCGAGCTTACGCTCTATAACCTCGCGGTAGGCAGCCACTGTATTCAACGACACGAGGGCATATAGCCCCCGTGCCTGTGGCCCACCCAAAGCTGCGCACTCGTGAGAGAGCTCCCGGATAAAGGACAGGGTTTCCCCTATACCTTTACTTTCGTCAAATTCCATAGAGAAGACTCCTGCTTTAGAGGGTCATATGGAACGCCACTAGACAGCCAGTCTAGTTCGGCTGGAGAAGGCTGATGAACGCCTGCGTAACAGGAAGCACGGAATTTTTCCATGCATCCGCCGCCGCGTTATTAGCCAACGTGCCTGTGTTCGTGGTGCTGGACGCACCCTGGCAAACACCGCACAACATCCGCAGAAGATTCGCCCGGTCCGCGATGGTTGATCGCGCCGGACAAATCAACGTGACCCAACCGACGACGGTGTAAGCCACCGCCGGCGGAGCCACGTAACCTGCGGAAGTCCCTGACGCACCGAGCGTCTCCATCACGGGGACCTCGAGCTTCGCACTTGCCTTGTAATCCCCGGATTTCAACCTCTCGATTCCGAAGGTCAGGCGAACCTGACCGTCGACCGGGACGTTGGCTACCGCAGCGCGCCAGAAAGGAACAGGCGTGTCGGTAACTGGGATCAAGGTGAACTCTGTCGGAGTTCCGTCGTCTTTGACGAGAAGATTCGTCATTGCGCCCATTTGAGCATTTCCTCTTGGTTAGTTAACCGCCTCGCTAGCCGGAGCCACCATGAAAAGTGTATTACACTCTTCATTCGTCTCCTGAAGCCAACTGAGGACACATGCTAGATTCCAACAGGTAGCAGACTTTAGACCTTGTTCGCCCTCCATGAGCAGTTCTCGTACTCCGGGATAGACCATTGGGTCGACCCGGATGAGAAAACCGCAATCATGGTAGGCTAGCATTGTCGCGAGTTGCTTCTGTATTTCGGAAAGAAGCTGAGCCTTTTGTTTAAACTTAAGAGACATGGTGAACTCCTGCTTTAGAGGTAATTAACGCCATTAACACCGTACTTCTCGTACGGTTGGATAAGGTTCACTTAAGCGCCTGATGGATCAATGCCACAGCATTCAACAAGTGTTTGGGGCTTAACGCCTTGGGCACCGAATTGAATGTTGGCAATGGCACGTCGAGACTAGAGGAGACGGTACGCTCTATGCGAAACCACTCCTCGGACTTAGTTGTACCATTATAACCCGGCACACCTGCCGGTTGTAGTACTTTACCAAGCCCTGCCTTCTGACCAATTCGCACCGTCGTCATAAACCTACCACGAAGCTTCGGCACAGACTGCCAAAGTTCGAGATAGGTTCCGATTGGCAAAAACCAATCAACGACGAACGAATAGGGCACAACCTCCCACGCTATTGAGAGTGGGTCTGTCAATCCTAGTCCCCGGCTGAAACTGATATCCTCGTACAGCTCCGCTTGGAGCCGCTTGGAGACAGTCAGCAACACCGGGTACTTATAGGATAACGGGTTTTGAGACCCGTCGTAGGTTGCACGCTTAGTGCCAATCGACGCAGTAAAGCGAAAGCTTCTCGGTCCCGTCATAGCTGCCAAAGCCTTAGCGGCTTCGTAGCTATCCGAGACCAAAGGAAGCCAAGCATACTGCATCTCTAGCCACCGACCGGAAACATCGCGGGCATTTAGCCTGCGAGTCGTAAGACTTCTCCTACGTCCGGTCACTCCCAAATAGCGAAAAGCATTGCCGATTCGGCCGTGCTTCAAGCTAATGAGAGCGCTGCCTAAGCTCCGGAGATTCTGCACTATCCCTGAATAGGTCTTCGACGCCTCGGCGATATTTATGCCGAGATCGAAGGAATGCCCCCTGATGTTTTCCCAGAGCTTCGAAAGAAGCCTGAGGTCATCGTTGGCCTTCCAACCTACAAGGAGAGAAGCAGAAGCAGCGCTGTGACTCGTCACAGCACCAACACCATACCCAGCTTGAGTGATCTTTGAAGACCACTTTTGCCGCTGCATGGTGTAGTTGTTCCACTTGATTCGGTTCCCACCGAGCCAAGCTTCGTATTTACCATCTCCTCCAGCCCAAGATTTACTTGCGTAAAGCTCGGACGTGGAGTAGCTGGTACTTCCGAGGGACCAACTTCCGGTAGTCATCGCTCCACCAGTTCCTTTTCAGGAGTCTTCAGAAGGGTCTGCAAAACTCTGAATGCTTCGTCGCCGCCTGGAGCAAGAAGCCCAAGCCTCGACAAGAGCATCAAAGTTAGCAGAGCGAGTAGGAAACGCCAACCACGTCTTGCGCCCGAAAGCGTTCGACGATCC